GGGCTGCGCTGTCGCTGCCGTCGCTGCGGGCGGTCACCCGTAGGCGGGGTCACGAGTACACCATCTGGACGGTCATCCAGCTGTTCGCGGCGATGGTGCAGGTGTCGCCGCCGGTGTTGTTGCCTGCGGTGAGCGCGAGCGTCCCGCTGCCGGTGAATGCGTAAACACCGCTGATCATCGCGACGCCTGGGTCACTGCCGGTGATCGGCCCGGTGATGAGGAAGCTGTTGTTGATGTCGGTGACGGTGGACCAGCCGTAGCTACTGGCCCCGGTCCACAGGCTGGTGCAGACGATCCGGCCCGATGAGATGGCGGGGCCGGTGAACCGGAATTTCTGGTCGGCGGCGGTGCTGCCCTGGGTGATGACGATCGACGAGTTAATCATGTAAGTGGCGGCCTGGACGGCGATGGTCATCCCGGTGATCGTCGCCGGGCTGGTGGAGCTGATGCTCTGGTTGGTCGCGGCGAGCAGCGTGTAGACGGGGGTGTTGTTGAAAAGCTGGGCGGTGATGTCGCTGCCTGCGTAGATCGGCGGCGTCGGGATGGACACGCTGGGTCTCTTCTCATAGCAGGGACGCGATCGGCGTGTTGTACAACACGACGGTGGTGTTGCTGGCCTGCGCTTTGACGACACCGTTGACGCTGCGGGTGACGGTGAACGTCTGCGGGCTGGATGATCCGCTGATGCTGGTGACGGTTATCCGTTCCCCGCTGACGAGAATGTCGAACGGGAAATCCGCGGCGGCGGTGGTCCACAACGCGGACGCGGCCCCGGTGGTGGCGACGCTCAGGGTTGTCGCCGCGGACGTGGCTGAGCTGGAAAGCGTCGACCCGTCGGTGTCGAAGTGGGAGCTGTCGGAGGCATTGGTCCCGAATGACGCGGTTTCGTAGGGGGCTTCGGGGATGCCGTTGACCGTGACTGGCCATTCGCGGCCGGGCCCGAGCTGCTCGGCGTACCCGGCGGCGAGCTGGCGGATCGGCGGTGGTGGTGTCCACGCGGGACCGTTGGTGATCTGCAGATAGTCACCGACGTCGAGGATGGGGATCGCGGCGGGGGTTTGGGTGCGGGCCATCTGGAACGGGATCGAGGGGTACCGGTCGTCGCTGGCGGACCGGACGTTCAGGTACCAGCCCGCGAGGTCGTTGAGCTGGTTGTCGGTTTCTGGGTAGACGGTGACGCTGGTGTCCACGACGCCGATCCCGTCCGGGGGTGCCTGCGTGGACATGGGACCGCTGGTGAGCGCGGCGGTGGCGCCGGACCCGTCCGCGTTGGACATGGTGACCTGGTTGATGGCGAGCAGGTCGTCAGCGGTCGCCGCGAACCCCTGGGACACTTCCTGCTGTGAGTAGTCAGCGGTGACGACGGGGGTCTGAGAGCACATCGATTCCCGGGTGCGGTAGCCGATGCCGAGGACCTGCCGGGTTTCGAATAGCAGGCCCATGTCCGTTGCCTCACAGTAGGTGAGCAGGTTCGGCAGCGTGTCAACGGGCTGGTAACCCATGGCGGTCGAGGCGCCGGGGAAACCGTAGACGCGGCTGTTCACGCCGCTTTCGCTGACCAGCCGCCCGACCCGGGCCGCAGCGGTTTCGCCGTTGTAGGCGTTCAGCGGCTCCGCGAAGTCGAACAGGCTCGTCCAGGTCCCTTCGACGCTGACCTGCCCGATTTCGACACCGCTGGCGGTGGCCAGCCCCCCGGGGTTTATGGTCACGCTGGTGACCGCGCCGATGCTGCCGGATGTGGTGGTGGCCGGCAGTTGCGAGCCGGTGCTCGCCCCCGGTTTGAGGGTCACCAGGTTCACGGTGATGGTGCCGCCCGAGACGGTGAGTTCCATGGACATCCGCAGCGGAACCCCGTCGATTGCATAGCCGACGGCACCGGTCGAGAACAGCGACGACCCGGATGCGCTATAGCCGTTGACGCCGAGCGCACCCCCGGTGTAGTAGATGAGGTCGAAAGTCTGGACGGTTCCGGTCGTGTTCACGCGGAACAGCACGCCGCCGTTGTTCACGCTCCCCGCGGTCTCGTAGATGAGGAACCGGACGACGTTCGCGTTCCAGGTGACGGTGTTCTGCGGCACAACCCCGTACAGCGACGACTGGCCGAGGGTTGGCAGCCCCGCTGAGCAGGGGAACTGGCTGTCCGCTGACGAGCTGCCGACCTGGTTGCTGAACGTCGGCGTCAGGTAAGCGAACAGCATCGGCTGGACACCGGGGATCCCGGCGGCGATCGACGTGCTGCCCACGCCGTCCTCACACGGCCAGTACGCCGCCAGCCCCGTCGTGCCGCCGAGGGTGGCGTAATACCGCCGCAACGTGGACTGCACCGGAGTGTTGCCCTGCTGCAGGCGGCGTAGCACGCCGTCAGCTTCGGCTTTGCTGTAAACATCCCGGCCGGACGGGTCCGACGCTTTCGGGACAGACCCGAGCTCGCCATGGAACCGGTACAGCCGGTCACTGATCTCCGCGGTGCCGGACAGGGTCCAGGTGTTGCTGTGCCCGTCGCTGAAACTCGTAGTTCCCGCAACCTGGCTGGAGAACACCGGGTTAGCGACCAGCGTGCTCGACGCGTTGTATAGCCGCATTTCGTAGAGCATGCCGACCGCTCCGACGTCAGCCGACCCGGTGATGTACCCGACCTGGACGGCTTGCCCGGTCGCGGCCTGCGCATAGTCCGCGGCGGTGATGCTGATCGTGCTGCCTAGCTGGGTCTGTGATCCGCTCATGTTCGGTGCGGTGTAGAACAGGACCTCACCCGCGCTGGCGTCGAAGAAGCAGCGGACCATGATCCGGCCGAGGTGCGGCAGCGGCACGGTGGAGATCACGCTGTTCTGGGTGGTGCCGTCATTCCAGAACCATGCCAGCGTCCCGTCCGCGTGCAGGAACAGGGCCCACGCCTGCGTCGCGGTGGTCGACCCGAACTTCCCCACCAAAGACGACTGCTGGTAGTCATCGAGCCACATGTCGAGCCGGACGTCGATGTTCCCGGTCAGATGCAATGCGGTCGCGTCCGGGCAGCTCGCATAAGATACCCGGTCGTCGGCAAGCCGCAGGTAGTTGCTGAGCCCGGCCACCGACGCGGGCACCGACAACCGCAGCGGCGTGTTCTGCGACAGCAGCCCGTACCAGGGGCCGGTCGGGTTACGCACCGAGAACCGGTTGTCCCGGTTATCCAGCGTCAGCGACGCGTGCTGCGGTTGCACGCTTGATGACTCGTCCTGACGGCCGCGGCTCACCGTCACCGGGTTACGCGTGTAAACGTATTTCGTCATCGACGTCCACCCGTCGGTGGTGCCGAGGTACATCTCGGCTTCGACACCGAGGGGGATAGCCGGGTAGGACTGCCCGGCTATGTTAACAGCCTTAACGGTGGCGTCTGAGTTGACGTCGGTACCGGTGTACCAGGAATAAAAACCAAGAAACGTCGCTGTAAGGGGGGTGAGATACTCGTATGAGAACTGGTTTGTCCAAACGTTATTATCAGGTGACGTATCCCCGTACAGAACACCGCCGGACTCCCTGAGCCTAAGATAGGACATCATGGCGACGTTGTATATAACCTGCTGGTAGTTGTTAACCTGCTGGCCGTCGTTGAAATAAAAAGCCAGGACGCCAGGACCGGGCGGCGTGTTCTGGTACCCGAACTGAACGAAAGCAGCGCCGGAATCGTTGGCACACGGAATCTGGAGCCCGATGCAGGCCAGCCGGTCCTCAGCCGTGTCAGGAAGTGCCGGGATCATGTAAGCGGAAAAACTGGAGGACGTCAGGTCATAAAAGTTTGTGCTGACTAGCTGGGCGTAGTAATCCGTCGTGTTCCCGGTGGGAACCAGTACCTGGCCGGGGCTCCAGACAGCGGCGTACGTCCCGGTGGTGGTAAGCGGCCCGTCCCAGTTCACAGACAGGTCATTCGTCGCGAAGTTGTCAACAAGCGTGCTGGCCTTGCCCGGGGCGGGCGGGCAGGCCGAGATGAAGGTTGCCGACTCAGACGCTGACGTCCGGCTGTGAGTCATGGTCGGCGCGAAGACTTCGGCGGTCGCGTTTTGCAGGTACCAGCTGCCTGACTGGGCGTATCCCGCGGCAGTCTGGTCAGCGCCTAGCGTCCAGGTAGCCGGAGTCGTGGGCGCCGTCCATGTTGTTGACGCAGACGTCGTCCCGTTGCCGCAGATCATCCCGCAGACAGAGAACGAGTTGGCTGGGACGGCGTACCCGGCGGAGCCAGGGGTAAGGGTCGTCGCGGACGTGCCGTCGTCGGTGCCTATCGAGAACAGGCCCGGTGTTTCCCCGCTGGAGTCGTACAGGTCATACAGCGTGATCGTCAGCGTCGAGTCGCCTGCGGTGCCCGTTGTGGTAGCCGTGAACGTCGGGGCCGTGTCACTGCCAGCCGCGATCTTGGTGTAGGTCGACGCGAACGTCGCGCCCTGGTTGATTGTGCCCTGCTGGGACCATCCGGCGGTAGCCGTGCCGGTGTCGGTAACGGAAGTCGTGCCAGAGCCGCAGACAATCGCAACGAGCAGGTCGGCGGCGACCGGGCTCTGACCAGAGCCCCATGTGCCTTGCTTGGACATGCTGGCGCTGGCAGTGGCAGCTGCCAGCGCGGGTGTTCCTCGCTGTGAGACTGTCATCGGCGGGTCACCGGGTCTGCCCCAGCGCGACCTGCACCGCGTTAGGACCCGACCCGCCGCGGATCCGGATGTTTTTCTTCAGCCAGCTCATGAACTCACCGTCGGCCTGCCCGCCGGTCCACTCGATCTGCAAGGTCGCGTTGTTCGTGCCGGTCACGCCGACCATCCCCGCCCGCGCGGTCCCCGCAGTCAGCGCCCCCGCCATCCGCTGCGCCGCCGACGCCACCCCCGTTGTCCCGTCCGTTAGCCCGAGCTCAAACCCTTTCGCCGCGAACCGGCCGCTCTCATACAGCACCTTCGACGGTGACCCGATACCCAGCGCGCTCTCGATGCCGTGCAACGCGCTTTTCCCGATGTTCTCCGCCGTGGACACGATCGAGCCGACCAGGTGTTCCAGGCCGCTGATGAACCCGCGGATCGCGTTCTCCCCGGCGGTCATCATTTCCCCCGGCAGCCTGGACAGGGCACTGACCACCTTCCCCGGCAGGCTCCGGAACCATGTCACCGCGTTGTTGACCAGGCGGGTCACCCAGTTCACGACGTCGCTGGCCAGGTGCGCGAACAGGTTCACGACGTTGTTCACGCCGCTGTGCGCAAGGCTGACGAACCGGTTCCACAGGTTCGCGACCCAGCTCACGACGTTGTTGTACATCCGGTTGACCCAGCTCGTGACGTCGTCCACGAGCCGCATGAACAAGCCGACCACGCTGTTCACGCCGCCGTTCGCCAGGCTGGTGACACTGTGCCACAGGCTGGTGAAGAAGTTCACGACGTCATGCCACAGCGTCTGCGTCACGCTGATGATCTGCTTCCAGTGCGACACGATGAACGCGACCGCGATCCCGACCGGGCCGGTCAGGATCCCGAGCAGCAGCTGCCAATGCGACTTGATGAAGTTCACCGCGTCGCTGACCAGGTGTTCCACGTCATGCCACAGATCGATCCAGAAGTCCCGGAACGCCTTCGACTTGAGGGTGAGGAACACGATCGCGGCGACGAGCGCCGCTATCGCGATCACGATCAACCCGATCGGGTTGCCTTCTAGCGCGACGTCGAGCACGGCTTGCGCGGCAGCCCATACCCGGCTGGCACCGGCTGCGAGTTTCGACCAGACCGACCATGACTTCACCGCGTTGACGGCGACGGACACCTTGCCTCCGATGGTGCCCCAGATCCCGGTCGTCGCCGACGCCGCGGCCTCAGCGTCGCCGAACCCGGTGGTCAGGTTCGACACCGCGTCATTGACACCCCTGATGCCGGTGACGATGCTGCCGATCCCGCTGAACGCTTTCGTGAGCTTGCTGCCGGTGTCCGACGCGAGTTTCAGGTAGAGGACCAGGTTGACCAGGTCGGGGTTAGCTTTCAGCAGCGCGGCGAGGAGCCTGGTGAACGGTTCCGCGATCTGCAGCAGCGACGTGCTGTTACTGAACGTGGACAACCCCGTCATCTGGGATACGACGATCTTGATGATCTCAGCGAGGTTCTTCAGCGTCTGCACGGCGAGCGGGGTTTGCTGCCTGAACATCGTCATCAGCGACTGGAACCCGCTATGGCTGGTGAGGGTCTGGCCCCACTTCGCGAACTTCGCCGTGATCGAGTCCAGGCCGCTGACCAGCGAATGAGACACCGGCAGGAACGCTTTCAGGATCCCGCCGATACCCACGATCACATGCCCGATGGCCGTCGCCAGCCCCGTTATCATCGGGCCGCTGGCCTTCGCCATCTCATCGATGAACGACTTGAACCCGGCCGAGTCCAGGCCGTGGCTGAGCTCGCTGATGATCGAGCTCAGCGCACGCTCGGTCGGCGCGAGGAACGGCTGCATCGCCGTGAAAATCTTCGGCAGCAGCCCGGCGCCCTGGTTCATGATCTTCGTGACCCCGGCGGTGTTCGAGCTAACGAAGTTCTGCCAGGCGTTCTGCGTGCTCTCCAGCGACTTCGCGAAGTCCCGTTGCGCTGGGGTCAGCGCCGCCATGTCCTGCTTATAGGTGGCCATGGCCTTCTGCGACGCCGCGCCGGTTGTGGACTGCGCCTGCCCGTACGCCGTAACCGCTGCACTGACCTGCGAATACGCGCCCTTCGCGACGAGGCCGAACACCCCCAGCCCGGTCCCGGCGGCCAGGGCACCAGCAGCGAGACCCCCGGCTGCCACAGTCAGGCCCGCGACCAGCGGCTCACCAAGACCGGTGGCGACGTTCATCGCGAGCATCGCCTTCTGGAACATGGTCATCTCACCGACGCTGCCGGTCACGCCGCCGAGGAACCCGCTGTCCAGCGCCTCCCCGAATGACCGCAACTGGCCGCCCGTGTTCTCGGCATCGTCCCCGGTGCCGCGGAGCCGGGTCCGGAGCTGGTCCCACGCGCTGCCGCTGGCATCCGCGTCATGCCCGGCGTCTACGGCAGCTTTCCCCGCGTCGCGGAGCGAGTTCCGCAGCACCGCGAGCTGAGCGTTCGCCGCAGACTGCTCGATCTTGACTTTGATGTCCGGGTTCAGGCGGCTGAGTTCTTCGGCTTTCGCCGCGATCCCGTCGAGTTTCGCCTGGGTGTCACCGTCGTTCGCGGCGATCTTGAGCATGACCGACTTCACCAGCGTCCCCGGCAACGGTCACACCCCCTCAGTCACGCTCAGCAGCCTCGAGCATCTGATCGAGGCCGGACACGAGCAGCACGAAATCACGCAACGGCAGCCGCCCTGTCTCCCACGGCCGCACCCCGCAGTACCGGGCCAGGGCAAACAGGTACTGGTCGCGGAGGTCGCCTACATCCTCGGTGAGGAACCGCTCGGTTGCAGGGTCGCGGTACCCGGGCGGGAACCGTCCCGGGTAGGGTCCGGCTCCGGTTCCTCCTGTGCTTCCGCCCACGCGCTCGCGAACTCGATCAGCGGGAACGAGATATCGTCACCGAGGACCAGCCCGGTGTCACCGCCGCGGCGCATCACCACCCAGTACAGGCAGGTGAACGCGTCCGGGTCGATGTCCTGCAAGCCCTCGATGAACTGACGGCCCGTGAACTTGTACTTCCGCTTGATCTCCCGCAGCTCATCCACGGTGATCGTGTCGATGTCGAAGTCGATGGTCTTGCCTTGCCAGCGGATCACCGGGGCGGAATCCTCCTCGTCTAATGGAACCCGGCTTCCCGGGCCCACCTGTCGATCTTCTGCGCGTACCGGGCCATCGCCGCGTTCGCCCGCGCGTCCGCAGCCGGGGCGAGGAACGGCTCACCCGGCGGCCCGTACCAGTGATGCCGGTCACGGAACAACGGGTGCCGCAACCGCAGCTCAGCCGGGCGCGCGTTCGGTGCTGACGCCGACACCGTCGCAACCAGGCCGTCGATAGACGTCTCGATCGTCGGCGGGATCTTCCGCGACCACGACCCCGCCAGGTCCTTCGCGTCGTCCGCGATCAGTTCCGCCGCCGCCCGCAGATCCACGTCGCCGCCGCCCCCGGTGTCCAACGCGGCCAGGGCCACAACCCGGACGACATCCGACGGTGGTCGTTTACGCCGATCCGGGCGGCGGCGGCGTTCCTCCGGCCTGCGGCGGACCGCCACGCACCTCAACCCCCTTCGTGACAGGTGCTTGCGCTGCGGCGACCAGCTCCACCGCCTGCGCCAGGCCCCCCACGTCGTCGTGGAGGCCCTTCAGCCGGTCGAGGATGTCGAGCTGCTGCTTGTTGATCCCCAGCAGCTCCTGGCCGTTCTCATACGTGTGCAGGGCGACCTCTGAGGAAATGCGGTCACCGCGGTTCGCTGCGATCTGCAACGCCCCGCCCTGCTGTGCCGCCAGCCACGACAACCCCAGGTTCAGCAGGATGAACGGATAGGCGTCCCACGCCCGGGGCAGCAGCAGGTTCGACGCCACCCAGACGGCGATGAAACAGTTCAGGCCGATCAGGAAACCCCACGACCCGAACGTTTTCTTCAGCCGGTCCGCCGCCCGCTCACCACCGGTGAGCTGGTCCCCACTGCGGACCGCGGGCACCTTATGCCAGTGCCCCGGTTCCAGCCTCATCAGCCGATGACACCCGCGCGCATCCGCTGCACCGCCGACGCGGCCTTCCACGCGGACTTGATGCTGACGGCCTCGTTTTCCCCGCCGGACACGCTGAAGTCGGGGAGGATCTGCCCGAACCAGTAGCTCGTGGGCGAGTTCGTGTTCTCGTACAGGTAAAAGTTCCTGCTCAGGCCGTCGACAGCGGCCGCGTAGAACTGGGTGGTCGCGTCGTCGTACCAGCCTTCGAACGTCCCGTCGGAGTCCGGGATACCGGCCACATAGGTTTTGTTCGCGTCACCCATCGCGGTGACGTCCACCTTGTCAACGGGCCGGTTGATCTCCCACTTCGACAGGTAGGCAATCGGGCTGGCTGCGGCACCGTTCGTAGCGCCGACGTACGCCACCCCGTTACGCCCATGGATTCGTGCCATTGTATCCGTATCCCCTTCAGTGTCGGGCGAGCCTGATCAGCCGCCGCGCCGCCGCCTCGAACGTCCTGCCCGCAACCGCATCCCGTGCCGCGGCCGCTGCTTTCTCCCGCACGCTGTCATGCCGCAGGAACCACCTCAGCTGCTCCGACGCATCCTCCGGGTCGTGGAACACCGGCAGCATCGGCAGCAGGTCATCGCCTTCCGGCCGCCGGTCCCGGAGGAAAAACAACCCGGTCGCGGCCATCTCCACTTCCCGGGGCCCCATCGCCACCCCGGCCGCCATGCCGGTCTCGCCTTCCCGGCGGTACAGGTTGATCCCGGTTCTCGCGCTGCGGTACACCTCAGCGGTCCGGTCATTGTCGAGGCACACCATCTCCGCGGCGTCCTGCCCGTCAGCCATCTGCGGGTCCGCCAGCCACCCGTACAACGGCGAGGTTTCCGGCAGCCCCGGCCACGGCCCAGCCAGGAGCACATCCACGCCATCGAGGTTCATCGCCTCGAAAAACGCCCGCCGCGACGGGAACCCGGTGCCGACGAACGCCAGGTCGCTTCTGAGCTCGGCACGCCCCGGACCGGGATAGTGAACCGACGGCCGGTAGGAATGCGGCATGTACTCAGCCGGGCCGAGTGCCTGGTAACGGCCGAGGGTGACCGGGTCGTTGACCAGGTTCACGTCCGCGTGCGCGGCCCGCTCAAGCTGTTCCTCGTCCTGGTACGGCGACTCAGTGTGCCAGAGCATCACTTTCTGCCCGCGGCCGCGGATGCAGTCCAGCAACGGCGGCGGGGTGAAAAACGCCGAGATGCCGAGGACGACATGAGGCCACCAGGTGTACGCAACCGCGCACAGGGACTCGGCGGCCATGGCGAGGGCTTGTTCCCGGGTGCAGGCCCGCTTGACCTTGATCTGCCCGATGTCGTTCCGGTCGACCTCGAACAGGGCCGAATCGAAGAACTGGAGCCGCCAGTCCAGGGCATACTCAACGACTTCCTCACCGAGCGCCCGCAGCGCTTCGCAGATGCCGTTGTGCACGTCAGCGACACTGAACGACGGCCCCGGGTGAACGACAAGCCACCGCACGTCAGCCGCCCCGGGTACCGAAGCGTTTGCAGTCCGGGCAGGAGCAGTGACCGATGATCCGCTGCCCGGGTGCCTGCTCGATCAGCCCGCAGTGATAGCCGCACAGCGGGCCGAGGCGTTCCCCTGGCCGGGCTGGACGGTACATCAGCACCCCGCGATGACAATGATCGACGCGGCCAGGTAGTCAACACCGCTGAAATTCATCAGCCCGTACCCGGTGGCCTGGACCACCTGCGCATACGCAACCACCCCGCCCAAGGTGGGGTCGGCGCGGACCGCGGCCCACACGCTGCCGCTGCCGCTAGTCGCCAGGTAACCGTCGAGGACATCCTGCCCGGTCTCTGAGTCCCCGGCCGACGCGAGGACGATGACCCGCAGGTGATAATCCACCTGCCCGTCCATGCTGACCTGGTAGTCGGCGAACAACCCGGTTTCCGGCATCACCACCGCGCACGGCACGTTGATGTCACCGAGCCTCGAGGCCACCGACCGCAGGCCGCTGATGTTCGCGGACAGGTAGGCGGCGAGCGCGTCCCGGACCGCGGTCAGGGTGGGCTGCGTCATACGCCCACCCGCTGCGGGTTGATGTACCGCCGCAGCAGCGACATGACCCGCGGGTTGGCCTGCACCCGGATAGCGAACTCCCCGAACCCGGCGATGCCGAACGGTGCGTCCTTGAGGCGGAACAGGTCAGCTGCGGCGATCAAGGTGGCCTGCTTCACGGCCAGCGGCACCGCGGGCCACCCGAATACCCCGGTGACCTGCAACCGGTTCTGATGGGACCAGGGCCACACGATCGGGATGTACTTCGGGCCGATGATGTTGAACCCTGTGTATGGCCATTGCTCGCCGAGACTGCCGGTGTTGTACGCCCACGGCGCGGTTTCAAGCTGGTAGTCGGTGCCCGCGACCCAGGTTTCCTCGTAGGTGCCGTCGCCGTCCCGGTCGGCCATCAGCGACGTGACGGACACGAGGTCGTCGAGGGCTTGCCGGTAAATGCTGGTGGGAACGTAGGTGCGGGTGTCGGTGCCACGCCAGAAGTACCGGCCGGTGATCTCATCCACGCTGCGGCTGGCGGCCTGCACGGCGAGGGTGATCTCGAAATCATCCGCAGTGTCGGTGATCCCCAGCCGCGACTTGAGTTCCTCGTTGGAGCAGTAGAACTGGTTGAGGACAACCGTGGTGACGGTCCACGTCCCGGCGACGATGTCACTGGCGGCACCGGAACCGTCCCACTCATACGACCACAACCCGTCGGCGGGGCATTCAACGGTCGCGGTGTACTTCCCCGTGGACAGTTTCGTGGTGCTCGGGGTGGTCTGCGCACCCGTGGGATCGGTGACGGTCAGGGTGACGCTGCCGGGGTCGGTCGGGGTGCCGTTGACCTCGAACGTGTTGACGAGGACGGCGAGCTGGTCGTCACCGTTGAAGAACGCGTTCGCGCTCACCGGCCCTCCTTTCAGGTGACCGCCGGGATGCTGGTAGCCAATGACACGACTGCGGCGCTGCTCGTGGCGTAGGACACGACCGCGGCGCTGCTCGTGGCCTTCGCGATCTCAGTGCTCGAATAAACGCTCCCGGCGACCGCCGCCAGGACCAGTGCGGCAACAATCCCTGTGACGTACTCGTCCCCGGGGGTGCTGCCCGCTGGTGCGCCCAGGGTGAGCGCGGCGGCCACGCCCGCCACCGTCGAGCTGGCCGATACCGACCCGGCCGGGGCGGCGAGCGCGAGCGGCGCGACCATGCCGGTGATGCTGGTCCCGGCTTCCGCGATCCCCGCCGGGGCCGCCAGGCTCAGCCCGGCGACCGCGCCTGTGACCGCCGGGCTGGCCGAGACTGAACCGGCTGGTGCGCCCAGGGTGAGCGCGGCGGCCACGCCCGCTACCGTCGAGCTGGCGGTGACCGAACCGGCCGGGGCAGCCAGGGACAAGGCAGCAGCCGCACCGGCAATGATCGTCCCGGCCGCTGCTGCCCCGGCCGGGGCGGCCAGGGTCAGCGCAGCCGGGGTGCCGGTGACCGACGCATCGACTTCCACCGATCCGGCCGGGGCGGCCAGGGTCAGCGCAGCCGGGGTGCCGGTGACCGACGCATCGACTTCCACCGATCCGGCCGGGGCGGCCAGGGTCAGCGCAGCCGGGGTGCCGGTCACCGACGAACTGGCCGACACCGACCCAGCCGGGGCGGCCAGGGTCAGCGCGGCGACCGCACCCGTGACTGATGAGCTCGCAGTGACCGATCCGGCCGGGGCAGCCAGGGTCAGCGCGGCGGGGGCGCCGGTGACACTGCCGGAACTACCACCGGCCGGGGGTGCGTGGCTGATCAGGACACGGCCGGGGAAAGCGCGGCCCAGCCTCGCCATCGCCTACCCCTTCAAGCGCACCACCTAGGTCAGAACTCGACGATGCAGTAGCAGTACATGTTCACGCTTGTGCCGAACGTGACCCGCACCCGCAGCGCATGACCGCCTGGCACGACCGGTTCCCGGCCCAGCGGGAACTGCTTCACATACGGGTTCGTCGGCGTGATCATCTGCAGATCCAGGTACCGGCACGACGCGGCAACCGAGCCTTCTGTCCCGGACGCGGACGCGAACGCTGTCGTCGCCGTGGACAGGTTCAACGGCAAACCCGATGACCCGGACGTGTTAGCAGGCGCCAGCGCCGCGTTCCCAGGACCCCACGGCATGATGTCCCCGACTGCCAGCGCGGTAGTCAGGGTCCCGAACACGGTCAGCGTGTCTACCAGCTCCACCTCCCCCGGTGTCGCTGCGGCGGACCCGTCGAACGAGCAACCCCACTCAATGATCTTCATTGACCAGCCGGACGCCGGGGCCAGCTGCAACATGGTCCGTATCGACGTGCCCGTCGGCTGCTTGACCGGGGCGGCGGTCGGCGCGTTCGTACCCTGCGCGCCGTTGATCACCATGTATGTGTTAGCCATCCGGTCTCCTTACCAAAGCGACGCGAACTGCGCAGCTTGCGGAATGATCAGCGACCGGGCTGCCGCAGACGTCACCTCGGGGTCAGCCCAGAAGTTCGAGTCACCAAAGTTCTGGTTCGGGAACGCGCCGGTCGGGCTGCCGCCCCCGTAAACACCCTGGTAGTTGCTGAACGGAGCCTGGTTCGAACTGCCGCCGTTAGACGAGTAACCCAGCAGCGGCCCGTTCGTGATGCCGCTGGCGTACGGCTGGCCGCTGGAGAACTGATTGTTCGTGATCGGCCCGTTGTTGCCGTTCAGCCCCCACAACGCCAGGTAGGGGGTGCTTGAAGTCAGGGTGTAAGGAGCCGACATCGAAACCCGGTTCCATCCCACCGACAGGGACGCGGTCGTGCCCGACGCCAGGAACGTACCCGCTGTAGTGCCTGTGACCTGCCACAACGCGACGGTGGTCGTGCCGGTCAGCGTGACACTGGAATCCGGCACGTACACCCATATCGCCGTCAGCGACAAGCCGCTGCTTGTCACCTCGAACAGGGTGCCGAGATTGTAGACGGCACCGAAATTATCGGACGAACCTGGTGGCGTGGTACCGCTGGACCCTGTGCCAGGACGACCCGACACACCATCCATCAGCCGGTATGTCGCCACGCTGATCCTTCTGTCAGGACGCGGTCGCGGTCAGCAACCCGGACCCGCTGATCGTCAACGTGAACGTCCCGCTGGTGACGGACACCGCACCACCGAAATCCCACCAGCAGATCAGCTGGTATGTGCTCGCGCTGGATTCGTAGAAGATGGCCTGGTTGGCGGTGAACGTCGCGCTCGTCCAGTTCGGGTTCGACGCCGAGGTCCACGTCGAGACCGTGTTGTTCGACCCGCCTGCGGTGAACGTCGGCGAGCTGACAGCCGCGCCCCCGGCCGAGTACCCGGTGCCGCTGATCTCCGCCGCGACGTTACTCGTCCAGTCGGTGAACAGCTTCGCCGTCGAGATCCCCGACGTGGCCTCCGTCACCGGCCCCGCCGCGTTCGACAGCGCCACCTTGTACGTGCCGCCAGTCAGGACAATGTCCCCGGCGTTCATGCCGATGATGAACTGCGGGAAGACATGCGCCGTCAGCGCCATTTAGACAA